GAGGAACACTTTTAGATTGGGCAAACTACGATATTCATAATAGAACAAAGTTTGATGCAACAGTTAGTTCTGGTATGGCCATAATGGCTACACAAAGGTATGTGGTCAAACCACCAAAAAAGAGTAACGAAATAAACGTTACCTTTGCAAGGTATAATAACTCAGGCTTAAATAGCACAATACAAAAGGGATAATCTCTTTATTATGGCAAACGGAAATTACACAAAAAAAGCTATTGGATTACCAAACACTTTGGCTTCAGACGCTGAAAAGTCTAAAGCTGAATATGGTCTAAGAGTTGGAAGAGCTATTGAAGAAGAGTGGTTTAGAAAAGAAACAGGCTCTTCACGTTTTAGTAATAACAGAGAGACGTACCATAAACTAAGGCAGTACGCTCTTGGAGAGCAATCTGTTCAAAAATACAAAAACGAATTAGCTATAAATGGCGACATATCTTACCTTAATTTAGACTGGACACCAGTACCAATAATACCAAAGTTTGTTGATGTTGTTGTTAATGGTATGCAGGATAGAATGTATGACATAAGAGCCGAGGCAGTAGATCCAGTATCATCAAATAAAAAAGCAGTTTACAAAAATAGAGTACAAACGCAAATGCGTAACAAGGAAGACTTCCAAGATATGGAAGAGTTGCTTGGAGGTAAAATGCTTACTAATCAAGCTGAAACATTACCAGAGAATGATGATGAGCTTGAGCTTCATATGATCACAGATTATAAAGATGATATAGAAATAGCAAAAGAAAAATCTATTGAGTCTGTATTAAAAACAAACAACTATGATCATATCAGAAAAAAAATACATTACGATCAAGTAACATTAGGTATATCTGCAGTAAAACATTCTTTTAATACACACGAAGGCATAAAACTTGATTATGTTGATCCAGCAAATCTTATATGGAGTCCAACAGAAGATCCTAATTTTCAAGATTGTTATTATTTTGGTGAGGTTAAGAATGTTAATATAACTGAACTAAAGAAAATAGATCCTTCACTTACACAATCAGAACTAGAAGAGATTGCAAAAACTTCTTCTAGATCAGATGTGTATAGAGGAATGAGAGGTGGTTACAACACTGACAACTTTGATCGCAATACAGCGACATTATTATATTTTTGTTACAAAACGGATAAGAACATCGTATATAAAAAGAAACAAAACTCTTACGGTACTGATAAGGTTTTACAGAAAGACGATTCATTCGATCCTCCAAAAACAGAGCAAGCAAGATTTGAAAAACTGTCTAAAAAAATTGACGTATGGTACGAAGGTGTACTTGTGCTAAACACACACCACATACTAAAGTGGGAGTTAATGAAGAACATGGTAAGACCAAAGTCTGCAGTTCAGAAGGTGTACGCTCCGTTCGTTGTCAATGCTCCAAAAATGTACAGAGGAGCAGTTGATTCTTTAGTTAAAAGAATGATTCCTTTTGCAGATCAGATACAGTTAAATCATTTAAAATTACAACAAGTAACATCTAGGATGATTCCTGATGGTGTATATTTAGATATAGATGGACTTTCCTCTATAAATTTAGGCAATGGTAATACATACAATCCTCAAGAAGCACTTAATCTGTTTTTCCAGACAGGGTCTGTTATTGGTCGTAGCTATACAGAAGAGGGTGAATTTAATCATGGAAAAATTCCTGTACAAGAGCTTACATCTAGTGGAGCTAATAGTAAAATATCTAGCCTCATAAGTGTTTATAATTACAACTTAGAAATGATTAGATCAGTTACTGGGTTGAATGAAGCTAGAGATGGTAGCACGCCAGACTCTAAAAGTTTAGTAGGAGTGCAAAAAATGGCAGCTTTAAATTCTAATACAGCAACACGTCATGTATTAAGATCGGCTTTATTTACAACTCAAAGACTTTCTGAGTGTGTTTCTTACAGGATTGCTGATCTTTTAGAATACTCTGACTTCAAAGAAGACTTTATAAAGTCGGTTGGAAAGTATAGTGTTGAATTAATGGAAGAAATAAAAGAACTACACTTACACGACTTTGGTATATTTATAGAGTTACACCCTGACGAAGAGGAAAAACAAGTGTTAGAACAAAACATACAAGCATCTCTATCTTCTGGTAAGATTGATATAGATGATGCTATAGATGTAAGAAATATTAAAAATGTAAAAATAGCATCACAGCTACTGAAGGTTAGAAAGAAAAGAAGAGATAAGCTAGAAAAACAAAAGCAACAAGAGAATATAACTCTGCAAGCACAAGCACAACAAGAATCTCAAATGGCTGTAGAGGCTAAGAAACAAGAAGGTGATGCTAGAAGATTAGAACTAGAGGCTCAGATATTACAAATGAAAAATGAATTTGAGTTAGCTAGAATGGACAAAGAACTCCAGGCAAAGTTAACGTTGTTAGAAAAACAAGGTGAGATTAATAATAATAAGCAAGGAGTAGATGTTGCAACGCAGGTAAGCAAAGAAATGTTTAGAGAAGATCGCAAAGATAAGCGTACTGAAAAACAAGCAAGTCAGCAATCAAAGATGATACAGCAACGACAACAAGACCTTGATCCGATAGATTTTGATGGACAGGATTCGTTAGGATCTGGGATTCAAGGACTTATGGGAGGATAAAGGTAGTACCTTTGCAATCAGATAGTTACAGTTAAATTAAATTTATTAAAATGGCAGAAGAAAACGAATTAGGGTGGAAATTAACTCCACTAGACGATGATGGCAACCCCATCTCTAAAGAAGAAAAAGCTCCAGAAGAAACGCCAACTACGAATGTAGAGGTTAAGGATGAGCAAGAAAATAAACAGGAACCACAAGAAAGTACTGTAGATCCTGTAGATGCACCTGAAGAACCGACAGTTGAAGTTAGTTCAGAAGAAGCATCACCAGAGCCAGAGGCTCAGGTAAAAGAAGTTGATGAGCAAGCTGTATTACAGTATCTCAAAGACAGACATCAAAAAGAGTATAACTCTATTGATGAAGTTCTTTCAAATAATGAACAAAAATCGCAATCACAGGAATTGTCTGAGGATATTCAAACTTATCTAAAGTTCAAAGATGAAACTGGTAGATCAATGCAAGATTTTATTATGGCACAAAGAGATGTGTCTAGTCTTGATGATTCTGCTGTTTTGTATGAATATTACAAAGATTCAAAACCACATCTATCTCCTGAAGATATTAATCATCTAATTACTGAAAGTTTCGGTTATGATGAGGAAGTTGATGAAGAGAGAGCTGTGAAAAACAAAAAGATTGCGTACAAAGATGAGGTATATAAAGCAAAGAAGCACCTTGAAGATCTGGCCAACAAGTATAAGGTCCCACTTGAGTCAAGCGGTAAGCCATTGGACGCTAACACACAAGAAGCTTTAGAGTTTTATTCCAATTATAAACAAGAATCTAAGAATTCTGAAGAGCGAAACAAAACTTTACAGGACGTATTTAGAAGCAAGACAGACAATCTTTTTAGCGAAGAGTTCAAAGGTTTTGAATTCAATGTAGGTAAAAAGAAATTGTTGTACAAGCTTACTAGTCCTAATGATGTAAAGCAGTCTCAGTCTGACATCAATGAGATGTTGTCGAGATATACAGATAAAGATACAGGTGCTCTGAGTGATGCCTATAAGTTTCATAAGTCAGCGTTTGCAATGTCAAACCCAGACCTTATTGCTAAACTTGCTTACGAGCAAGGTCTAGCCGATGCTACAAATAACATCGTTAAGGAGACTAAAAACATAGACATGACTGTAAGACAAAACCAAGTGTCAGAAGAATCTGGCTTAAAATATCGAGTTTTGAATAGTGATGAAGAATTTTCTGGAGGATTAAAATTTAAAAAACGAAGTTAATAATCTTTTAAAAAATTTACAATGGCTGTAACAATGACAGGAGTCGGTGGTGCGTTAACCCCTGCTCCAAGTAAGTCGACATTGTCGACTAATTATTTAGGATCAAGTATTGAGTTTACATCTCAGTACTTACCAGAAGTATACGAGCAAGAATTTGAAAAGTACGGTAATCGTACTGTATCTTCTTTTCTACGTCAACTAGGTGCTGAAATGCCCTTTGCTTCTGATGTTATTCAATGGAGTGAACAAGGAAGACTACACTTAGCAGTTTCTGGTGCAACCAGATCTGGTGATGTAATCTCAAGTGCTGCTCACCCTTTTAGATTAAATCAAACTGTTATTATTGTTGATGCAGATGGTGATCAAGATAAAGCGATCATTACTGCTGTTGACGCAGGAGGTACTGAATTTACTGTTGCATCATACTCTGGTGCAAACCTTGATGCTAACCTAGCAACAACTGCACTTAAAGTGTATGCGTTCGGTTCTGAATTCAAGAAAGGTACAAGCGGTATGACAGGTTCACTAGATGCTCCAAAAGACATTCAAACCAATAGTCCTATTATCATTAAAGATAAGTATGAGGTTAATGGTTCTGATATGGCACAAATTGGATGGATTGAAGTGACTACTGAAAACGGTGCTACTGGATATCTATGGTATCTAAAATCTGAGCATGAAACAAGACTTAGATTTGAAGACTACATGGAACTTTCTCTTATTGAAGGTCGTCCTGCAGCATCCTCTTCTGGAGCTGACACTGCTGGTTACAAAGGTACTAAAGGTCTTTTCTATGAACTAGAGAACCGAGGTAACATCGCAACAGGATCTATTGATAGCAGAGATGATATCGAAGAAATCATAAAGATTTTGGATAAAGAAGGAGCTATTCAAGAAAATGCTCTATTCGTAAACAGAACTAAGTCGTTTGAAATTGATACTGTACTAGCTGCTCAAAACAATAGCGGTGCGTCTACAGCTTCTTACGGTTTGTTTGACAACGAAGAAGACATGGCATTGAACCTTGGATTCAAAGGATTCAATCTTGGATACGACTTCTATAAAACTGATTGGAAATACTTAAATGATCCAACTACTGGTGGTCTTACCTCTACTGTGGATGGAGTTCTTGTTCCTGCTGGAACTACTTCTATCTACGATCAAGTAATGGGTAAAAATGCTACACGTCCTTTCCTACACGTTAAGTTTAGAAAGAACGAAGCAGAAGATCGTAAGTATAAGTCTTGGGTTGTTGGATCTGCTGGATCCGCTTCGTCTATGTCTAGCGACTTAGATGCTATGCAAGTACACTTCTTATCAGAAAGAGCACTATGCGTACATGGAGCTAACAACTTCATTATGATGAAGTAATTTTAAATAGGGGGGAGGCTTATTTAAGTTTCCCTCCTTTTTTTTAAATCTAATTAAATTCTAATAAAATGGCAACTACAAAAAGAAAACCAGCTACTAGCTGGGAAGTAAAAGACAGGACCTATGTATTAACTTCAGATGGAACTCCTGTTAACTATCTACTAAACCCTAAACATAGTAGAAATAAACCACTACAATATTTTGATGGCACTAGACAGCGTGCTCTCAGGTATGCTACAAATCAAAGCTCTTTGTTTATTGATGAACAACAAGGTGATGTGATTATTGGTAGAATTACTTTTACCGATGGTAAGCTTGTGGTACCTAAAGAAAACATTCTATTACAACAATTTTTAAGTTTGTATCATCCAGCCTTAAACAGAGATTACAAGGAGTTTGATTCTAACAAAGATGCTGGAAAAGATCTTGTTGAAATTAACTCT